TTATACTCTTGCTCATGAGGGATATGGTCTCCTTTCGCCGAGTTGTGATGTGGTAACTCAACTTTAGCATATGAGACTCTATCTCTCTTTCCTTTTTTGTGTTTGTCCAAGATGTATTGTAGTCCTACAGGGCAAAAAGGAAAAGAACGGCGGTTCGGATTGCTTTTTTTATGGGTTCGGGCTATACTAACGAATGAATTACCATGGATTTACTGAGGAGAAGAGGAACGCTATGAAACTTGGTATCGTAGGACTGCCCAACGTGGGAAAGAGCACGCTGTTTAACGCCATCACCCGGGCGGGAGCTCAGGCGGCGAATTATCCTTTCTGTACCATCGAACCCAACACCGGCGTGGTGCCTGTGCCCGACAAGCGGCTGGACGTGCTGGCGGAGATGTATCATCCCAAGAAAGTGACCCCTGCCACCATCGAATTTGTGGACATCGCCGGTCTGGTGAAGGGCGCCAGCAAGGGCGAGGGACTGGGCAACAAGTTCCTGTCCCACATCCGGGAATGCGACGCCATCGTCCATGTGGTGCGGTGCTTCAAGGACGAGAACATCATTCACGTGGACGGCACGGTAGACCCAGCACGGGACATCGACGTGATCCAGCTGGAGCTGGTGCTGGCCGATCTGGAGACCATGCAGCGCCGGGTGGAAAAGGCCAACCGGCTTTTGAAGGGCGGAGACAAGAAGCAGATGCAGGAAGTGGAGCTGGGTCAGCGGCTGCTGGCGCATCTGGAGGAAGGCAAGCCCGCCCGCACCTTCTCCATGACGGACGAGGAAAAGGAGATCGTCCACAGCTGGTTCCTGCTGACGGACAAGCCGGTGATCTACGCGGCCAACATTGCCGACAGCGACGTGGGCACGGATGAAAGCCAGCTGCCCTTTGTGCAGGCGGTGCGGAAGATCGCCGACGCGGAAGGGGCGCAGGTCTTCACGGTCAGCGCGCAGATCGAAGAAGAAATCGCCAATATGGAGCCGGACGAAAAAGCGGAGTTCCTGGAAGAACTGGGCATTGGCGAAAGCGGACTTGACCGATTGATCCACGCCAGCTACAGCCTGTTGGGGCTGATCTCCTTCCTGACGGCGGGCGAGGACGAATGCCGGGCGTGGACCATCACCCGGGGCACGAAAGCGCCGCAGGCGGCGGGCAAGATCCACACGGACTTTGAACGGGGCTTCATCCGCGCCGAGGTGGTGGCCTTCGACGACCTGCGGACGCTGGGCAGCATGAACGCCTGCAAGGAAAAGGGCCTTGTGCGCAGCGAGGGCAAGGATTACGTGATGAAGGACGGCGACATCGTGCTGTTCCGCTTTAACGTATAAGACCGGAAAGGGAGTTTGGGAAATGAGCAGACTGTCCTTCTTTTTCAAACGGCTGGTGCGCATGGACTGGAAAGCCATGTGGAAGACCACGAAAATCCTGAAGGAGCGGAGTGGCAAGAGCCGTCTGTGGCTTTTGTGCGACATGCTGCGCTGCGCGCTGAAATACAACGCGGGCTACGTGGATTACAAGATCGCCGAAATGTACCGGCTGACCGACGAGCAGAAAAAGACCCAGATCACCCGGGGACTGAGCAACACCATCGTCCGCAGGATGAACGACAAGGCCTACTGGTATCTGTTCGACGACAAGGCCACGTTCAACCGGCTGTTCAAGGACGAGGTGAACCGGGACTGGATCGAGCTTTCCGACGAGCTGAGCTTGGAGGACTGGAAAGCGTTCCTTGATCGGAACGACGACCTGATCTGCAAGCCGTTGGAAGGCAGCAGCGGCGTGGGCATTGAACGGCACACGAAGGAAGAATGGCGGGGCCGGGAAGAAGCGTTCCTGCAGGAGCTGCGGGACAAGAAGATCGGCATTGTGGAGGAACGGGTGATCCAGCATCCGAAAATGGCGGAGATGTGCCCGACCTCGGTCAACACCATCCGCATCGCTACGCTGCTGGGCGACAAAAAGCAGGGCATCGTTTATGCCTTCCTGCGCATTGGCAACGGCAAGGTGATGGACAATGTGGATCAGGGCGGCATGGCGGCGCGAATCGATCTGGAAAGCGGAACGCTGTTGACCGTTGGCGCGGACAAGCAGGGCAACACCTACACCGAGCATCCCATGACCCATACGCCCATCATCGGATTCCAGATTCCTTATTTCAAGGAAGCCTGCGATATGTGCCTGAAGGCGGCCCAGAAGGTGCCGCAGATGCGCTTCGTGGCGTGGGACGTGGCTATTACGGAAAAGGGGCCGGTGTTCATCGAGGGCAACAGTTTTCCCAGTCACGCGGTGCCGCAGTTCGCCGCTCATTACCCGGACGGGATCGGCATTATGCGGGAGTTCCGGGAATTTATCGATATTTGAGAAAACAGAAGCAGGGAGCGAAAGTGTGGAAAACGCGGGCGCTCCCTGCTTTTTGAATGGGAAAAACGCGGTTTTTGGAATGAAGAGACACAAGGAGACAAACGGAAACATCCGTATACAGAAAACTGTGATATAGTATATCCTGTCAAAGGTGGGGGACAGAAACCGGAGAGGCTGAAAGGCCGTCTCCGGTTTTTGTATGCCGGAAAAGGCGGAGGAAACGGAATGGATACAGCGGCGGAAAAAGAGCCGGTGTTTGGGATGGATGAAGGGAAACGGCTGAATGTTGGAAGGAAGAATAATTTTTTGAAGGGAAAATGGGGCAAACGGAGGAAAACGTTGGCTGCCCGGAGAGTGAGAGTATTGCGAGTGAAAGGGATAGGCTGCGAACGATGGAGATGGCTGGACAGTTGGAATGCGGAGAGAAACGCGGAGAAACGGCAACGATTGAAGCGGGACTTGGAGAAGCCGGGCTAAAAAGCGGCATATGGAGAGAGACAGGGGAGAACGGCCAAGTGGAACGTGAACTGGAGTGTAGGGGATCACTCCCTGCTAGGGACACTGTACTTGCCGGGGAAAATGACCTAAAAAGCGACACGCGGCGAGAGCAGGGGCAAACTGGCCAAGTGGAACGCGAGCTGGGGTGCAGGGGGTCACCCCCTGCCGAACTGGGGTGCAGGGGCACTGTCCCTGCCGGGGAAAATGAGCTGAAAAGCGGCACGCGGCGAGAGTCAGGGAAGACTGGACGACTGGAACGCGAACCGGGGAGCGGAGGGGAGGCCCCTGCCGAATTGAGGAACAGGGGTACTGTCCCTGCTGGGAAAAATGACCTAAAAAGCGACACGCGGCGAGAGCAGGGGCAAACTGGCCAACTGGAACGCGAGCTGGGGTGCAGGGGGTCACCCCCTGCCGAATTGAGGGACAGAGGTACTGTCCCCGCTGGGGAAAATGAGCTAAAAAGCGACACGCGGCGAAAGCAGGGGAAACCTGGCCAAGTGGAACGCGAGCTGGGGTGCAGGGGGTCACCCCCTGCTGCTGTTGCGGATGCGGAGGAGGTGCTGGCGGCGCTGACGCGGATTTTGCGCGGAGAGGAAGAAGCGAAAACCAGCGAGGTGCTGCGGGCGGCGGAACTGCTGGGAAAACAGTATGGGCTGTTCGGCGACCGGGAAGGAGCGCCCACAGAAGCCCCGAAGATTGTGATGGACGTGCCGGGACGGGGGGAAAAGAAGTGAACGTGAAGCTGGGAGAAAAAGTGCCGCCGGCCTTCGAGGGGCTGTTCTGGGATATGTATGAGGGACGGCACGACGAGTACTGGCTGAAAGGCGGGCGGGGAAGCGGAAAGTCCAGCTTCGTCAGCCTGATGGCGCTTTGCTTGATGCTGAAAGACCCGGAGGCGAATGTCATCATTTTTCGGAAGGTGGCGGAAAGCCTGCGGGAAAGCGTACTGGCGCAGATGCGCTGGGCAGCGGAGGAAATGGGCATGAATGGGTACTTTCAGTACCGGTTGAACCCGATGGAAATGACCTATCGGCCCACGGGACAGCGCATTTTGTTTCGGGGCGCGGACGACCCGGAAAAGAGCAAGGGCGTGAAATTGCCCAAGGGATATTTCGCACTGCTCTGGTTTGAAGAAGCCAGCGCTTTTCGCGGAATGGAGGAAATACGGACGATCCAGGCCAGCGTGCTTCGGGGGAAAAGGGGCGTGACGGTGCTGAGCTATAATCCGCCGGTCAGCGCCCAAAGCTGGGTGAACGCGGAGGCGCTGAATCCCTGCGAGGGAAGAGTGGTGCATCAGAGCGACTACCGGCAGATGCCGCCGGAATGGCTGGGCGAGACTTTTCTGAAACAGGCGGAACGGCTGAAAAAACGGGACGAACGGGCCTACCGGCATATGTATCTGGGGGAAGCCGTGGGCACGGGAGGAAAGGTGTTTGACAATCTGGACGTGCGGGCGATTTCCCTGGAAGAACGGGATCGTTTCCCGGTGCGGTACGCGGGGCTGGATTTCGGATTTGCCAATGACCCGGACGCGCTGGTGTTGTGCGCGTGGGACAAGCGGGGAAAGCGGCTGCTGCTGTTGGAAGAAGCGGTGCAGACAGGACAGAGCCTGGAAAAACTGGCGGAAAGCTGCCGTAAAATCGCGGGAGAGAAGATCATCCGCTGCGACAGCGCCATGCCGCGGGAAATTGCCGAATTGAGACGGAGAAACGTCAACGCCATCGGGGCGAAAAAAGGGGCGGGCAGCGTGGAGCACGGTATTCGCTGGCTGAAGGAACTGAACGCCATCGTCATCGACCGGGAAAGATGCCCCAAGGCCGCCCGAGAGTTCAGCCTGTACGAATACGCCCGGGGCCGGGACGGGTGCTTCCTGAACGAATGCCCGGATCGAAACAACCACACCATCGACGCAGTGCGCTACGCGCTGGAACCGCTGATGACCGAACGGGTCGTGCGGCTCAGAAAGGGGAGAATCGAATGATCGTGATCGACCGGGAATGGCTGACGGACGGGGAGCCGTCGCCGGAGCTGATCTGGGAAGTGCTGAAGCAGTTCGACGGGGAACGGTTTCGGCTGAACGAACTGAAAGATTATTACGATGGGGAGCACAGCATCTCCGAGCGGTGGCGGGGAAGGGGCGCGCCGAATTACCGGCTCAGTCATGATCTGCCGGGGTACATCGTGGCGATGACCAGCGGCTATCTGACGGGCGAACCCATTCAGTACACGGTCAACGGGGAATGGACGGGCTTTCAGACGCTGCTGGACTGCCTGCGCCGCAGCGCGGCGGGCAGCGTGGACAGCGAACTTGCGGCGGACGCGGCCCTTTACGGCAAGGGCGTGGAAATGTATTACGCCGATGAAAACGCCATGCCGCGGCTTTGTCAGGCGGACGCAAGAAACGCCTTTGTGGTGTACGACAACACCGTGGAGCACAGGCCGGTCTTCGGCGTGATGCTGACGGAACGGCGGAACCGGCATTTTCAGCGGACGGGCCAGCGAATCGAAGTGATGACGGAGGAATGGAACGTCCATTATGAGCGAACCGGCGGAGAAATCCCTCGGGAGACGGGGCGGGAGAGGCACTTCTTCGGCGGCGTGCCCATGACCGAATACTGGAATAATCAGCGGGAACGGGGCGATTTTGAAGGCGTGAAAGCGCTGATCGACGCTTACGACGCGCTGCAGAGCGACCGGGTAAACGACAAGCAGCAGTTTACCGACGCATTGATGGTGATCTACGGGGCCACAGTGGAGGAGGACGAAGAAGGACGAAGCGTACAGCAGCGGCTTCGGGAAACGCGAACGCTGGAAATGCCCGCTGCAGACGCGCGGGTGGAGTATCTGACGAAACAGCTTTCCGAAAGCGACACGGAGATCCTGAAGGACAGCCTGAAGGCGGACATCCACAAGCTGAGCTTCGTGCCCGACCTGACCGACGAGGCCTTTGCGGGAAACCTGAGCGGCGTGGCCATGGAATACAAGCTGTTCGGGCTGGAACAGCTGATGAGGGGCAAAGAACGCTGGTTCCGGGAAGGGCTGCTGTGGCGGCTTCGGCGGATGGTGTATTTTCTGCGGCTGCGGGGCTGCCGTCTGCCGGAGGCAGAGGAGATCGGCGTGCATTTTTCCAGAAGTCTGCCGGTGAACCGGCTGGAAGTGGCGCAGACGCTGAAAGCCTATGAGGGGTTAGCCCCGAAAAAGCTGCTGGTTGGGCAGGTGCCCTTTGTGGAGGATGCGGAGAAAGCCATGGAAGAAATGGAAAAGGAAAAGAGGAGATAAAAAGAGCTGCCGAAGGGCGGCTTTTTTTATAGAAATAAGTGGAAGGGAGAAAAGAGCATGGAAGAAATGACGGTTCACGAACCCACGGAAATGGAACGGCTGGCGCTGGAACGGGAACAGACGCTGCGGCAGCGGGAGGCGGCGCTGGAGATGCGGGAACGCCGTGCCCGGGCGCAGGAGCTGCTGACCCAGCGAAATCTGCCGGCGGAACTGACGGACTGCCTGAATTTTTCGGATGACGAGAGTCTGGAAAAAAGTCTGAATGCGCTGGAAAAGGCATTTCTGGAACAGGTGGACAAGGCAGTGGGCGAACGGATGAAGGGTGCGGCGCCACGAAGCGGGGAAAGCGCACTTTATGCCGGTCAGCTTCGGTCGGCACTGGGACTGAAATAAGGAAAAGAAAAAGGAGGAAAAAGAGATGGCTAATTCGATCGCACTATTCAAACAATTTGTGCCGCTGCTGGACGAGGTATACAAGGAGGCCAGCAAGACGGCGGTGCTGGACGGCCGCCCGGAGCTGGTGCAGGCGGGGGCGAACGCCAACGAGCTGGTGATCCCCAAGATGACGATGGACGGCCTGGCGGACTACAGCCGCAACGGCGGCTACGTGGACGGCGCAATGAACCTGACCAACGAGACGGTGACCTGCAACTTCGACCGGGGCCGTATGTTCGTGGTAGATCACATGGACAACGCAGACACGGCGGGCGTGGCCTTCGGAATGCTGGCGGGGGAATTTATCCGCACGAAGGTGGTGCCGGAACTGGACGCTTTCCGCTTTGCGACTTACGCGGGCGCGGCTGGGGTCGGTTCGGGAAGCGGTACGCTGAACGACGGGGCGGCGGTGGTGGCCGCACTGCGGGAGGCCATCAACGCCATGGACGCGGATGAAGTGCCCATGGAGGACCGGGTGCTATTTATTACGTCCGGCCTGCTGGGCAAGGTGGAGGATCTGGACACCACCAAGAGCCGGGAAGTGCTGCGCCGCTTCTCCGACGTAGTGGCGGTGCCACAAACCCGCTTCTATACGGCCATTCACCAGAACAGCGGCACGGTGGTACAGAAGGGCGGCGAGACGGCCAGTGACGAGACGGCGGGCGGCTACGCCAAGGATGAAAGCGGCAA